CAAGTCGATCCACAATGGCCGAAAGATCGAACCTAGCATCAGCTTCGACGAACAGCGCCAGGCCAAGGGCGCGCAAGTGCTGGTGGGCATCACCTACGCGGCCGGCGAGAATGTCTTGATGCGCCGCGATGGTGACCTCTACGGTAACCGCTGGCGTAACGCAAGGCCAAACTCAGCGCCAGGCGACGCCTCGCCCTGGTTGCGCCATGTCGAGCGGATGCTGCCGGACGAAACCGAGCGGAACCATGTGCTGAACGTCATGGCCTACAAGCTCCAGAACCCGCATAAGAAGATCAATCACGCGGTGCTGCATATCGGGCACCCAGGGTCAGGCAAAGACACTATGTGGCAACCGTTCCTATGGGCCATTGGCGGTAAAGCATTGGCGAACGTCGCTATCGTTCGCAATGAAGAGATCACCAGCCAATGGGGCTATGCCCTGGAGTCTGAGGTGATGGTGTTCGAGGAACTGCGCCAGGCAGAAGCTAAGGATAGGCGCGCGCTCGAGAACCACCTTAAACCCATCATCGCTGCGCCGCCGGAATACTTGCAAGTCAACCGCAAGGGCTTGCACCCGTACCAAGCCCTAAACCGGGTGTTTGTCCTGGCCTTTAGCAATGAGCGCGTGCCCCTGTCGCTGCCGTCCGACGACCGGCGTTGGTTCGTCGTGTACAGCGAAGCCGGACGCATGAGCGATACCGAAGGCCAGGCCATATGGAACTGGTTCGAAACTGGAGGTCAGAGTGCAGTCGCAAACTGGCTCTCTCAGCGATCAGTAGCTGACTTCAACCCAGGGGCAGCCCCACCGTTTACTGAAGCGAAGGCCATCATGATTGAGCATGGCCGTAGCACGGCCGAATCGTATCTGGTGGACCTCATCCGAAACCGGGCCGGAGAGTTCGCCCGTGGCGTAGTCGCATCGCCGTTCTATTCGCTTTGCGACCGCCTGGCCGGTGGCGCGCCGGTCGGCGTCAAAGTCCCCCAAGCCGCGCTCATGCACGCGCTGAGGGAGGCTGGTTGGATCGACTTGGGCCGGATCAAGTCTCGGGCTAATGACGCGCGCAAGCACGTGTTCTGCGCGCCAGACATGGCAGAGAAAAGCCGGTCCGAACTACGGGACATGGCCGAGGAAAACCCGGCGCCTCTCATGGTGCGGGTCAAGTAAAAAAAGGGGCTTAAAAGCCCCTTTTCCCTATGATGATTCGAAGCAATAGCGCTAGTCCGGCATAGAGCATTGCGCCTCTTCCTCGATGTAGGAGATTACATTCGGGTCCATCACTCCGAGAATCTCGGCGCCGTGAACCCTGGCCGATATCAAGAGGGAACCGCCTCGAAACCCGACGTCGTAATCCGGTTCCTGATACTCTAGCTCGCATTCAATAGCGACGTCGTCGCACGTTTTATACGTGTAGCTGTAGATGCTCATTGCGTAGCCTCTTTCGCTTGGGGATCGTATAACCCATGCGCCGGGTCGTCGCACGCCTGGCGCGCGGACTCCAGGGCCGCTGCTTCCGATTCGAACAGAATTGGCCGTCCGTGAGCGTAGCATCGTGTCCAAAGATAGTCGGCTTTCCCGTCCACATTCTTACGCATAGCGTGCGCGGTCCAAGCAGCCGGTTCTACCGTCACTTCAGGATAGGACGGGTCCAGCATCGGCGCTGGCCGATTTGCAAAAGTAAACGAAAGCCCGGAGAGCATCTTTTTCTCGTTTAGCTCGTGATACTTGTTCAAGTATTCGCCCGTCTCCATGCCCGGATAAAACACCGGGTATTCACGTTTACCGCTATCGTATTTCGGGTTCCCTTTGGGCTTTGGGAGCTTTGGCCCCTTTCCTTTGGCCAGCCTGGCCAAAGCATCATGGACCGCCTGGCCATTCTCGGGCCGGACCGTGAACGTAGTGCGTGCGTGCTTAATTTCAATCATGGTTGCATCATCCATCCAAAGTAGATTACCCAGGGAGCGGCCAGGATGGCCGCGACAATTAGCGCGTCGAATAGCTGTTTCATCTATTGAACCCCTAGTTACCCGGGAAAGCCCCGGCCGATGCGGCCCCATGGCCGCATGAGCCGATACTCTCCCTCACGCGGCCAGACGCATATTGATCACCCGGTGGCGCGAGCCGTGAGCCGGGAACCCGACGATCGTCGATCGCTGGCGCTGGCATAGCTGGCACGTCGCGCAACTGACGTCGTCGCGCTGAGTTGCAGGGCAAACGACGACCCGCCGGCCGGCCGGTGTGGTGCAATTGCTGGTTTGCGTTGACGGTAGCACGACGACGACCGGGCCGGCGCCGGTGTCGGCCAGGCGATCGGCGTCGGTCAAATCGTTGGCCGACAGATTGACCGTGAACCCCCATTCATTGGCTGTTTGGATCCATGACAGGCTCGCACCGTCCCGATAGTGGCTGTAGGTGAATCCGCGCCGGCCGATATTGGCCGCAACCAGTTGGCCGAGTCGGACCGGGTCAACGGTGGCGCCGTCCCCGGGCAAATCACCCGCCTGATTGTGGCGCCATAGCTGGCCGGCCGGCAATGCTGCAATGGCCTGGACGAATTCCGGCCAGTCCGTCCCGCGCTGGCCATTGGACACTGCCGACCAATGTAGCGCGAGCGGGCCGCTGGCCGCGTAGCATTCTCCGCGCATCGCGCAATCGGTCGGGCATGATGCGCGCTCGGTAGTACTGACCGGGATCGGACCGGTTTTCGCGTTCGCGCTTTTCAGGGATAGGTGGACTCTCACGGATTGGCCTTTACTGTATTGCCTGGCGACGATGCCATGTGAGCGATTGTAAAGGATTGTTGTTTTAGCTGTCAACAATACCCGACTAAATTGTGGGGTTGCGGTCCATGTGGTCAATCGTGTGGACCATGTTTTCGAGGGTGTTTGACCCACAGAAAAGTGAGTGTTTATGCGGGTTGCGAGGGTTTGTGGTCCATGTGGACCATTCATTTTTCAAGTTATAAGAAAGTGTTATATATATGGGAAATGCCCGCGCATTTTGACGCCCGCGCATTTTGGCAGCGATTTAAAATGATGGTCCACATGGACCACATGGACCACAGAAATGCCCCGACCATGTCTGACGACTACTGTTCAATTCCGACGCAAGTTGACGCCCGCGCAACGGGCCGTGATTTTGGCCGCTGGTGATGGTGATATGACGCGCGGGTTCCATGAGTTGCTGGCCGTGTTCAGCCAGGCGCGCGCGGCCGGATATCGGCCCGGTATGCCCCTAGATTCGATCGGCTTAATTACCAATGGGTCAGTAAAAGATTCGGCGCCAGGTACGGGTTAGATGGACCTTTTCACCCTCATGCCCTTGCGAATGAGAATCATTCTCAATTAGCCCGCTCGGCCCGCTTGGCTCGCTTGGCTCGCTGGCCGCTCGGTTCGCTGGCCATCCGGCTCGCTCGCGATTTGACATAACGCCCGTTGCATTGCTGGCCGCGCTGGCCGATGGCCGCGAGACATGGGGGGGGAGGGTCTTGGCCGATGGTCAAAAATTGCGGGTGCCTCCTCTACACTGAAAAAGCGAAAACGGCAAAATTTGACCCACATGACCCACAGCCAATAGAATGACCCATATGACCTACAAACCGCCGGCGGTCCTGCCGAAAACGGAATACCAGCGCGTCAAAGAACTCAAGCGGATGCTTATTGAGGGCAAAGGCGAGCGCGTCGTGCAAAAGGTGATCGACATTGCTCTGGATGACAACCATCCGAGTCAGATGGCGGCGCTCAAGATGTGCATGGACCGAGCGCTACCGATGAGCGTCTTTGAGAAGACCTCCGCGCAAAGGAGCGCGGTCACGATCAACATCACGGGGCTGGGCCAGGCGCCGGCGCCAGAGATCATCGAGGCAGAAGATGAGTGACCTGAACTTCAGCCTACTGCCTTGGCAGCAAGAGGTCTACGCTGATCCGACCCGATTCAAGGTGATCGCTGCCGGGCGGCGCTGTGGGAAGTCTAGATTAGCCGCGACCACATTGATCATCGAGGGGCTACGCTGCCCGCCAGGCTCGGCGGTGTTGTATGTATCCCCAACGATGGGGCAGTCCCGGCAGATCATCTGGGACTTGCTGCTGGACTTAGGGCGGGAGGTGATTCAGTCGAGCCATGTGAACAACCTGGACATCACGCTGATCAACGGCGCGCGTATTTACGTCAGGGGTGCAGACCGGCCCGACACCCTGCGCGGCGTCTCACTCACATATGCGGTGCTAGACGAGGTGGCCGACATCAAGCCGGAGGCGTGGGAGCAGGTGATTCGGGCCTCCTTGTCGGACAAGAAGGGTCGGGCGATGTTCATCGGCACGCCCAAGGGTAGGAACTGGTTCCACGACTTGTGGAAGCTGACGGACGACCCGGAGTGGAAGAGCTGGCACTTCACGAC